ACCCGGTGGCGTCCGAGACGCCCTTGACGACCGGCTTCGCGGCGTCGAGCGCATTCTTCAGGCCGTCCGCCGCGTCCTTGGCGGCGTCCCCGGACGGCTCCACGCCGAGCAGGGACAGCGCGAGGCCGCCGAGCGCCCCGCCCACGTTGCCCGCGGCGGTGCCCAGCTGCCCGATGGTATCCGATAGGGTCTGGGCCGCGCCGTTCTGCGCACACGAGTCGATGAAGACCGACACGCCGTCCGTGACGGCGGTGATGGCGTCGGTCGCGCCATTGATGCCGCCCGTGATGAGCGGCTTGAAGGCGTCGAGCAGGACCATGCCCGCCTTGACGCCAGCCGCCTCGAGGTTGCCCATGGCGCCCTCGATGGTGGCGGTGGAGGTCGCCGCCTCCTTGGCCGCGTCGGTCATGCCGAGGTCCATGATGGCGCGGTTGAACTCCTCGGCGGAGATCTCGCCCTTCTCCATGGCCTCGCGGAAGTTGCCCGTGTACGCGCCGTTCGCCCTCAGGGCCTCCTGCAGCTTGCCGGAGGCTCCCGGGATGGCGTCGGAGAGCTGGTTCCAGTTCTCGGTGGTGAGCTTGCCCGCGCCCGCAGTCTGGGCCATGACCATGCCCACGGACTTGAACGTGTCGGCGTTGCCTCCGGCTACGGCGTTGAGGTTGCCCGCCGCCTCGGCGAGCTGGGCGTAGTTGTCCACGCCGTTCGCGGCGAGCTGCGCCGTCGTGTTGCGGATGTCGGAGAGGTCGTAGACCGTCTCGTCCGCGTAGGCCTGCGTCGAGGCCGTGAGCTGCCTGATGGTCGAGTCGTCGAGGTCCGCGAAGCTCAGCGTGCTCGCGAACTTCTGCGCGGAGTCCGATGCGTCGGCGATCTCTCCCATGAGGCCCTGCACCGCGCCGATGAGCTTCGACCCGATGGTTGAGGCGAGGCCGCCAAGCGCGCCCGCGATGGCCGCTCCCTTGGCGGAGATGCCCTTGCCCACGGACTCACCCATGGAAGAGCCCGCCTGCGTGCCCGCGCTCCTGAACTTCCCGAGGAACCCGCCGCCAGGCTGCGCTGCGCCGCCGAACTCCTTGGAGAAGGCCGCGCCGCCAGACTTGCCCGCGCCGCCCAGCTCCCTGTCCATCTTCGCAGCGAAGCCCGACATGGTGGGCATAATCGTCACGGACGCCGAGCCGACGTTCACCGCCATCTACACACCCCCTTCCGGGATGCCGAGAATCCTGTCTATCTCGCCGCGCGAGCGCTCCGCGTTGGCGCGGCGTCGCTCGGCGTCTGCCCTCTCGCCCGGGGTCTTCGGCGGCTGGGGGGCGCGCCGCCCCTTCCGGCCGTCCTTGGTGCACTGCCTCCACGCGAGGAGCTTGAGGTAGTAGACCGCCTGGTTGAGCATGTACTCGCCCTCGCTCCACTCGAGCGCCGGGCTCTGCCGCCTCGCCGTCCTCGACTCGCGCGGCAGCGCGTGCCACAGCATCGCCCAGCGGGTGCAGTCCTCGTCCCCGGCCTCCAGGGGGAGGTCGATGCCATAGAACTGCCTGAAGTCCGCCACCGTGTCCTCGCGGTGGTCGAGCCAGTCGCGGGCGAAGCCGGTCAGTTTTTTGCCGAGATGGCCTCCGCCATCGCTGAGGTGAAGGCCGACCAGTCATCGTCGGAGCACCCCAGCTCGTCGGGGGCGTTGCCATCGGCGTCGGGGATGCGCCCGATGTAGTCGACCAGGTGGCCGCAGCAGACGATATCCATGGCCTCGTTTGCGGCCTTGGGGTCGCGCTCGCCGAGGTTGAGGGCCGTCTGGATCTTAAGCGACGCGAACGCCGTCTTGTCCACCTCGAACGTCAGCCCGCGGAAATCGAACTTGACGGTGTCGTGCTTCTTCTTAGTCGGCATTCGCCGCTCCTTGTCTCTTCGTCGGCAAATGGGGCGGCGCGCCCGCCCGTCAACGGCCCTAGGCAGCCTTGGTGGTCTCCGTGGACTCGTAGTAGTCGTAGCAGGTGTTGCCCTGCTCGTCGGTCAGGTACTTCATCGTCAGCGCGCGCTGGCACAGCTCGGAGCTCGCGATGGTGAGGTCGTCCAGCTCGGAGGACTTGCCCTTCGGCACGACCTTGCGCCAGCGTCGGCCGTTCTTGAGCACCAGCTCGAGCACGTACGCGAAAGTCGGGTGGGAGTCGGAGTTGTGCTTGACGGTGATGAGGCCGCCCGTGTCGGTCACGTTGTCCTCGCCGTACTGGCGCTTCAGGGTCTCGGCCTTGATCTCGGCGAGCGTGAGCTGGGCGGACTCAACTCGGTTGGAGTTGGTGGAGTCCATGACGTCACCGTTCATGTCCGGGATGTCGTCGGAGTCCTCGTCGACCGTCTCCACGTAGCCGTCCTCGGAGATGAAGCCGAGGCACTTGAACGCAGGGCCGAGCTTGGTCTCGATGTCGGTCGGCAGGTCCGTACCCACGGGCGCGGAGAAGATGTAGCCGCCCTTCACGCCCTTTGCGGAGCTGACGTTCGCCTGGTTGTTGGTGTTGGTTTCTGCCATTCGCAGGCCCCTTTCTTGTCTACTCGCAGACCCACAGCTGGATCTGCACGATGTAGCGAGAGCGGCCCGTGTCCGGGTCGTTCTGCCTGTAGGTGTTGGTGACCTCGGGGTGGAACACGTTCGGCTCCTCGTCGAGGTCGTAGACGGCGGCGCCCACCCTCTCGGAGAGCGCCTGCGCCGCCTTGCGCTGCTTCTTTCCTGCCCAGCAGTCGACGGCGAGCTGGACGGGCTCGAACATGGAGCCTCCCCCGCCCAGCCGCTCGACGCTGATGAAACTCTCGGGCGCGTCCCCGGTGGCCTCAACGCGGCCAGGCACGCCGGCCGCCTCGGAGAGCCTTCTGGCCACCACTGCCTCGATGTCCATGCGCTACCCCCTCGCCGCGCCGAGCGCCTTCGAGAGAGCCTTGTGCTTAGCCTCGCTGTAGCGCCCGTGGTTCGTACCCGTGGCCACGATGTACGCGTGGTCGCCCTTCTTCGGGAGTACGACGGGCTTCATCACGAACGGCGGCTTTTCGTACTCGGACCCCGGGTAGGCGATGATGTCCTCTGGGTGTCGTCTCGCGGGGCCGCGGACCTCGCCGTTGCCCCCGGCCATGCTTACGGCCTGGGAGCGCACGCGCTCGGCCTTGCCGCGGAGCATACCCTGGACGGCACTTGAGTTCTTGACGGCGCTGTAGCCTGCCCTGTTGGCCTTGAACTTACCGAACTTGACGCTAGCCATCTGCGCGGGTCACCTCCGCAGCCATGTTGAAGGGGCCGGGCGTCGCCGCCTCGGTCGTGCGCTGCGGGTCGCCCACCACGTCGTAGGTCTCGCCGCGCACCTCGACTGAGCAGCCGCGCAGGCTCCCGGCGTAGGTCTTGGGGAAGTGGAGCGTGAAGGCCACGGTGACCCCCTCCGGGCGCGTCGCGTCCATGTCGGAGGTCGCCCCCGGGCACACGACGCAGCGCACCTCCTCGCGCTCGGCCCCCACCTCGACGGGCTCGCCGAGGTCGTCGCGCTTGATGCTCGGGCGGACGACGGTGACCGGCTCCGTGGGGATGAGGCTAAACATGGTCATCGCCAGCCATCGGAGCGATGATCGCGACCGTCTCGGTCGGTATCCCCGCCATCGGCATCACGCCTCCTCCCAGCGGTCAGCGGCGGTCACGGCCTGGATGCTGCGCACGCGGCACCCGGCCAGGCCGAGCCGCTTGAGGTCGGAGCGCCCCAGGTAGAGGTCGCCAGTCGGGTTGGCGAACGTAACGCTCGCCGAGTACGGCCCGGTCGTCTGCGACTGCTGGGTGATGCCAGCCATGGCACCGGGCGCGTTGACTGCCCGGGCGACCATGGCCACGCAGACGGACTTCACGTTCTCATCGAACGTTGGGTTCGAGCCGGCGAGGTACTGGACACCCATACGGCGCCGATATGCCCCGCGCAGGTACGCCGAGGCATCGTCGAGCAGCGCGGCGACCCTGGCCTCGTCCTCGGCGGCACCGCAGCGCGCGACATAGTCGGCGACGGTCGCGAAGGCGTCCACTAGAGCGTCTCCAGGATGGCGATGAGCTCAGCCTTGGTCGCCTTGCGCGGGGCGAAGCCGTTGGCGGCCTCGATGGCATCGCGCAGCTGCTGCACGGTCATCTCGGGTGAAGGCTTCTCGCGCACGGGCTGCTCGGACTCGTTGTCCGCGACGTCATCCTCCTCGGCGCCATCGTCCTCAACGGGCTCCGCGCTAACCTCGGGCTCGGCGGGCGGGAGGTCGACGTGGCCGAGGGCGGACAGCTCCGCGAAACGCGCCTCGGTCAGCTCGACCTCCTCCCCCACGAGATGCACCGCGAGGGTCTCGCGGTCACGGTACGGGTAGGTGACCAAAGCGATCATGGATGCTCCTTAAGGTTGCCTAGGCGGTCGGGGCGATGGTGCCCTTGACCACGAAGTCGATGTACTCGGCGAAGAACACGAGGCCGACGTAGGCCACGGTGTCGTAGGTCAGGCTCTTGAGCTCGGGCGAGTGGGACACGGCGATGTAGCCGCTCTCGTCGGAGTAGAAGCCGAACAGGTCGTCGCCGTCGGTCGGGGCGACGTAGACCTTGATGTTGTCCTTGACGGTGGCGTAGATCGTGCCTGCGGTGACGGAGCCGGTGGACACGAGCGTGCCCAGGCCCGCCCAGTTCTCGATGTAGGAGATGCCGAAGGCGCTGAAGACCTCGGACTCGCCGATCTGCTTGGCGAAGTCGACCGGGTTGGCGAAGTAGACCGTCTCGCCGCTGCCGAAGCCGTAGTCCTCGGTAAGGTTGGACAGGGCGGCCCAGGCGTTGGCGGCGGTGGCCACGAGGCTCTTGCCGGTCGCGGCGGTGGAGCCCTCGGCGCCGAGGGCGGCGACGAAGTCCTTCTTGATGTCGCGCTGCATATCGGAGATCATCGCCGCGTCGGTCTTGTCGACGGCGCCGTCGTAGCCGCGCTTCTTGACCTCCTGCAGCGTGGTCTGCTTGCGGTAGGGCTTGAGCGTCACCTCGTAAGTCGTGACGTCCTCGTAGGTGTAGCTGGAAAGCGGGATGTCCTGGCCGGGGGTGTACTTAACCTCGGAGAGCTTGCCAGTGATCTTCTTCTGGTGCAGGGTCTCGCCGACGGCGGCGTGGATGGGCGCGCAGGTGGACAGCATCGCCGTGAGCTTCTCGAGCGACTTGGTGAAGGTGCTCACGAGGTCGACGTTGCGCGCCGCTGCGAGGGTCTTGATATCGGGCATTGGGGCCCCTTTCTCCCCTTACTTGAAGAGGTCGATGTTGGCGGCGATGGCCGCCATGCGTTCCTTCTTGTCCTCGATTCCGAGGATGTCCTTCTTGGAGGGCTTGCCGGGCTTGGGCTTGCCGCCTGCCTCGGGCGCCATCGGCGCGCCGCCCGCCGGTTTCGTGATGGCCGCCACGGCCTTGGCCTGCTCGGTGAGGGCGTCCTCGTCCTCGCCGTTGAGCGTCGCCACGATGGAGCGGTCGAGTCCGGTGGCCTTGGCCACGGAGTCGACGAGCGCGGAGTGTGCGGCGCTCGCCTTGAGGGCGGCGTTCTCGCTCTCGAGCGCGCTCAGGCGCTCCTCCACGGTCGGGTCCGTCTTGGACGCTGCGGCCTTGAGCTCGTCGAGCTCCTTGAGGTTCGCCTTCGAGCGGCTCTCCCACTTGCGCGACTCCTTCAGCGCGTTCTCGTAGAGTGCCTTGTAGTCGGGCTCCTGACCTTCGTCTCCGCCCTGTGCAGGGTTGGTCGGCTCGGTCTCGGTGGGTGTGGTCTCCTGGGCCATGCTCCCTCCATTTCCGCCCCGTGCGGGGCATCG